GAACCCTCAAGTTCCGAGATGCGAGCCTCCAACTCAGCGATACGCGCCTGCGCCATCGCCAGTTCCTCTTCCATCTGCTTCGACTCGTAGTCCATGCCGTCCATCTTCTCCTCATCGACGGCAAGAGTTACGTCATCGTCAGCAGCCGTGACCTCTGTGGCCTCATCCGACATGCTCTCTCCTAACGGTTCGGGCAGAGCGGCGAGCACATCTGCCACAGATTCAGTATTTGACGCCTTGATGACGAGCCAGCCCTCATGCAAGTGCGCCGGATGGTCAACACCAGACGTTTCCTCAATGACCAGTTCGGTCATCTTGGGGGCTTTGCGCGCCAAACCGCACCTCCTACATCAACGTTTATGATACAGCAGAATGTTAGACCCGTGAGAGCGTCATTCCTTCATGCAGTCAACAATGTCCATGAGGCCAAAACGTGAACGCCAACCGAGTTCATTACGAATGCGGCTGACGTTAGCGACTGTTGATGCGGCGTCGCCTGGTCGCCTCGGTCGCAGAATTGGTGTAATCGGTTGGCCGATGGCGGAACCGCACGCGTTAATGATCTCGCGCACGCTTGTCCCATGCCCGGTCCCAATGTTGTAAACGTTATGGCGTAGTTGCTCTATGTTCACCGCGACTAACGCGTGAGCGTCAGCGATATCCGAAACATGTACATAATCCCGTACAGGTGTGCCGTCAGGTGTCGGGTAATCATCGCCAAATATCTCTGGTGTTACGCCATCGCGTAGGGCTCGCGTCAATCGAGGGAACAGGTTGTCACGTGAATCGTCACGCAGTTGCGGTTCAGCGGCTCCCGCAACATTAAAGTAACGCAGTACCGCTGCTTTGCAGTCGTAAACCTTGGCGAAGTCAAGGATGCAGCGTTCCGCCATGAGTTTGCTTGCCGCATACGGTGATAGCGGCAACGTTGTTGATTCCTCGTCGATGGGGCTAAGCCGCTCCGCGTATAGGGATGCGGTGCTAGAGAGGATAATGCGTCGCACATTTCTGTAACGCATCGCGCGTAGGATACTGAGGGTGCCGGAAACGTTTGTGTCGTAATACGCCAGCGGGTTATCGACCGATTCCGCGACACTCTTTCTTCCCGCCAGGTGGATTACGCCATCAATGTCGGTCATCGCGTCAAGGATCGCGTCACCATCAAGTATGTCGCCGTGCACAAATGCGACCCCGGCTGGGATTCGTGATCGAACGCCTGTCGATAGGTCGTCAATGACGACTGGTGTTTCTCCGGCAGCGAGCAGAGCGCGGATAACGTGTGAACCTATGTATCCCGCACCGCCAGTAACAAGCCACCGGGACATTAATCCTCTTCGAAGATTGTTCCGCGCGTAATCGTTGATGCTACGCGGTCAGCATCGAACGCGACTGATGCGCTGGTCTTGGGTGTGCCGAGTCGGACCGTGATGTTGTCCTGATCTGTTACTGCGGTTACTCGGGCGTGGCGAATACGGCCTGCGTCCGTTTCGACAGGAACGTAGGTGCCCGGTCTGATGATCTTCGCCATGCGTCTATGTTAGAGGATGCCGAGAAGTTGCAGAACTTCCATATCATCATCTTCACGGATACGGGCAAGACCATTACATGATCCAAGCGATCGGATCTGGTCAGTTACATCGCCGCGATATCCGACTGTGCCAGCGGCTTGTGCAACTGATCGTGTAAGGCCGTCAATGAATCCGTTAACGTCAATGATTGCGGTTGTGTCGCCTGAGAAAGACCACGCGTAGCCGCCACTTGCAGGCAAATCCGATGGCGCTGGTGGCGATACCGGAGTGATACCGCCCGTGCTACCGCTTGTGCCACCACTCGCGCCTGTAAACGAGGGCGATCCGGTGATATTCCCACTAGATAGCGACGTTCCCACAACGAACCCGATGAAGTTATCGGTAGATGCGGTGCCCGTAACTACACCTGCGCTGCCGTTAACGCCTGTGATCGTGCCGCTGACGCCCGGTGTGCCTACCGCTGCGCTCTGTGTAGCCGTGTTACCTGTAACGCTGCCTTTGTAGCCTGCTGATCCGGTGACTGATGCTGCCGCCGTGTTAGCGTTTCCGATAACACCCGTGAGGGAAGGGCTACCTGTGACCGTTCCGATGACCTGTGTTGTTGCCTGAATAATCCCGGCGCTTCCCTCAGACCCCGCAACCGTCCCGCTGCCTGCGCCCGCGCCTGTAACCGATCCTGTGAGCGCGGGTGATCCTGTTGCCGTGCCTGCCGCCGACGATGAACCGCCTGTAAGCCCCGTGAAGCCCACGGAACCAGCGACTACCCCAATACCCTGAGCCGCACCCGTTACCGCCCCTGCGAGTCCCGCAGACCCGCCAGCCGCGCCCTGTGCAGCAACCGTGCCGGTGATTGTGCCATTTAGCGCAGGCAAACCGCCGACACTTCCGTCGCTGACCGCGACCGCCGACACAACCCCCGCGAACCCGGCAACCGCCGACAACGAACCAGCAGTAGAGACAGACCCCGATACCGAACCCGCGTAACCGACTTCACCCGTGATCGGATCGCTGTTAATCTGCGTGCCTACACCAGTCGGCCCAACATCCGGTCCCTTAACGGCAACGACACGACTGCTGCCCCAACTGCTTTCACCGATAACGAACCCGTGACCGAAACCCGCCAGTTGATCATCGTCCAACTCTCCACGCAGAGAATCACCCAACGTGAAGTACGGAGAAACGAAACCAAGTTCGTGAACGTTAAGCAGACCGCGATAATCGCTGTCTAGCGTGAACCGTGCAGGCATCACCCGCGCCTAGCGTCAGGTGATGGATTCGGTGATCAGGTTAGCACCGATCGTGTAAGTACCTGGCGTGGCGAACGTTTGCGACGTATCCAACTGGCGCGACCCATAGAACGTGCCGGAAGTGGACGCCGACCAGTAGCCCAGATGGGTAATCGTCGTGGAACCCGGAACATCAAACACAACCTGCGCATTATTCTGTAGCGATCCACTAGCGGCAGTAGCCCACGACACGGCCTCACGAGTGTACGGCGACGCCGACACCTCACTCGCGCCATTCGTCGAAGGGTCAGCAGTATGCAGAGACACGAACGCTACCGAGCCTGCGAACCCATTAAGCATTAGGTTCTTGCCCGCATCAACAAGACCAGCCATTACTCATCCTCTTCGATAATGCGAGCGATGTTGCCATGCTCGTCCCGTTCGATTCTACGAACCTTAGCCTTACCCGGCTCAGGCATGACAACGTTAACGACAGGCTGAGATTGTCTCATCGCCTCCGCAACCGCATCAGCAATCGACTTCGCTAGAGAGGGCTCCTGCGAAAGTTCGATACCGTCGCGTGCAGCCTCCTCAGGCAGATCGGCAAGCACTCGGTCAGAGAAACCGCCGATGCTGTAACCGCGCAGTTCACCGTTAAGGATTTGCCGCCACGGACCCTCATCCCAAATAACGCCAAGGAATACGGTGCCCTTCGGGTAAGTGATCTTTCCAATCGACTCCCCCTTGCCGTTAAGCATATCCACGGTCCACGGCTGCGGCATCGTCATAACCTCGACCCACTCGCCTGCACGAACCGTGCGATCGTGCTGCAAGTAGATAGTGCGGTCGCCAGACTGCACCCACTTCCACACCGCCTGCTGCAACTCTTCGCTATCAGTCCATTCGCCATGCGCGTCCATAAAATCAGGCACGTACAGGGGTCCGAGTGTGAAACGGCTCGCAGCCTGCTTACGAAGGAAACGGTCGTCACGCGAGAGCGCCTTCGTCGTTTCCTTAACCTGCTCCTCGGGAATGATCCAGAGTTTGCACGCGCCCTCAGGCTCAACGGCTTGCGTCAGGATCTCGCAACCGCCACCGCCCTCAAAGAACACACAGTTAGCGCACTTGATACCAGACTCAGCGAACAGGTTATCTGCTGCGGGAATGTAGTGCGCGCCGGACCCGCTGATGCCGCCATCCCACGGCCCAAACATTTCAGCGATCCACTCGTACTTCTCGTACATCATCTTTTGGCGCGGCGTCAACACAACGTCAGGGTCATACTGCTTCTCGTCCGTGATACGACCCATGATGCCTTCGACCCAGGACACGGCAGGGTCGCCACCCCATGCATCCCAAGCCACACGCCCCGGTGACGGAAACCCATCCTCGCCAGCGTTAAAGCCCTCAGCCTGCGAATCGTTACGGTGCCGAGCAAGATACGAGTTTATGCGACGGATCGTGGTTTCGCTAACGGCATCGCCACGCGCCAACTGTGCGGCACGCGCACGCCCAACATCTGTGAAACCAGACCCAGCATGACCTTCAGCGATCCAGTCAAGGGCACGCTGCGCCGCCTCCTGCACACCCTTCGGCGGCACAAAGGTCTCTTCCTTCAGTACCTCAGGGATCTCGGCGTCAGCCTCATGGACGGTCCGCCATGCAGCAAGGATCTTGCGGCGCACCGCAGGAAGGTCCGCAGCCGGAATCTCCACACGATTCCCCCGGAACCCACCCGGTCCCAGCGCAGCAAGCGCACGACCCACCTGAGCAGCGGTTACCTTCTCTTCCAGCGAGTCCCATAGTCTCAACTTCCAAGTAGACGGGCGCTCAGGGTCTGGAACATAGGCAAAGGCTTCGGCAGGAAAGTCCTCGTCATCCTCACGCTTCGTCGCCTGCTTCGAAAGAGGCTCGATCGAAGTGAGCGTAGACATCTTGTGACCGACAAGAGTTTCCGTTCCTTTCCACCCATCAGCGAATTCACGCCAAATACGAATAAGCACCGCTGGATCATCCGGCTCAGCGTTAATCTCGAAACTGCTGCCAGGGATACCCAGCACACCCTCACGCATGATGTGTTCGATCTGACCTCGCGCGCGACCACCTGACGAGTTCCACGAAACGAACGAGCCTTCGCGCAACGCTGCACGGAAGATGTGGATTTGGCGCAGCCGTTCCTCAGCCTGCTCCACCGACGGGTAACAACCAAACGAACGCGACCCGTCCTCGGAATACACGCAGTATTCACCGGACTCTTCACGGATTACCTTGCTGACCGCTTCGATAGGCAACTTGTGGATCTGTCCAGCCTGCGCGACAATAACGTAACCATCTCCGAGGATTGCAGCCTCACGGTCGGGGTATGGGAGTCCGCGCAACTCTGCGAGGCGGTATGCGGCTAGGACACCTGAGGCGTCGTCGCGTTCCGCGACCATGCGTAGTTGGTCATCGGTCAACGCGTTAATGCGGTCAAGGAGATCCATAACACACCATTCTAGTTGTTAAGTCATACTGCGGAGAAGTTCAAGAGCCTCCTCCGGTGGGATAACCTTCCCCTTTAGTTCGTCCTTCATCCGATCAGCAAGAGACGCACTAGCCACCGACCCGCCTCCGTCCGTGTTGGCTTATCAAGAACGATAAAGGACGCGCCCTTATCCAGAAGTATCTCGTACTCGCGTGTTCCCGAATATGTTACCGCGTCAACGTTTAGTGCCCTGCTGTATTTGGGCACCAGAATCTCAAAGTCAACATCGCCACTAATGCCGCCGAGCCTGATCTGGTCAAGCGACTGCATCGTTGTCGCCATGTAGCCGTCTGACTGGAATACCGCTCCCGGCTCAGCCTCGATGAGTTCACGAATGGACTGGTATTGGCTGCTCGTGGTGCGCTGCACAACAATGTCATCGTAACGGTTCGGTGACATATTGAACGCTTCATCCATCTTGTCCACAAACTCTGAAACGGTCATGCGTGACTGCCGCAGTTCGTCGGACATACTGCCGTCACCCGACAAAGCACGGTTAATGGTTCGGTAGTCATCTGAGCCCCACGCCATGGCAGCGTCAAGCGGGTCGCGCATATCTTGATCTACGAGGTCTTCCCAATCACGCACCTGTGCTTGGTAATCGTCGATGTACGCCTGCTTGCCGGTCTTTGCCTGAGCGAAGCGAGTCTGCACATCTTCCGGCGTGAAGTTACGAGTGCCTAGCGAATCTCGTAGCGATTGCGGGAACGGATCCTGCGTAACGGGTGCTGGTTGCGGTGACAGCAGCCGCTCCAACTCTGCGTCCAACTCAGCGTCAGTCATCTGCTGGATATCCTTTGGAATCTCATCCACAAGCAGAACATCGCAACGACAGTTCGGGTGCGCTGGCGGCTCACCGATAGCGAACTGCTCCTTGATTCCAATGCGTGTGCCGTTAAACGGTGCACAAATTTCGCAGGCGTCAGCCTCAGCGATCCATTCCTTCTTCGCGGTAGGGCTGATCCATCCCCCTGCGAGCCCTTGATTCCATGCTTGCTGCCTGCCCTCGCTATTGGCGCGCATGATCTCTGTACGTGCAATCGTCGTCGCGCGGTAACGGTGAATCTGCTTCTGATACCTGTCTGTTGCGGATTGCGCCCTACGGGTAGCGTCGGTCATCGACATACCGCCGCTAATGTTCGCTGCTAGCGTGCGGTTGTAGAAGTTATCCACCCACCCAGCCTGCGTGGTCGTCAACCCGATACCGTTACGGATCTGTCGTGCAACCTCGGTCGGTGACAAACCAGACGCTTGCGCTTGCGAAACGATATCCCGCACCATCGTCCGCTGCCCATCCATAACCTCAACGATCAGCGACCCAGCCTGACTCTGCGCCCATGCAGCAGACTCCGGGCGCGAGCGGTCGAACGAGAACGCTAACGTAGCCTTCTGAATCGCAGGCAACTTAACCCGCGACCCGGCATCAAGCAGTTCACCGTACAACTCCTGCTGCAACCCGACCTGCGCATCCAACCAAGGATCAACCGGGATCATGTTAATAACGTGATTCACGCTGCGGTGCGCCACCGCGTCAGCAAGCCGCATCATCGTGCGGTCAACGTCATTACGCAACTGCTGCATCGCCGCATCCATTAAACGGATAACGCGACGCTCGCTTGCGGTCAACTCACCTTGTGGCTTCAACGCAGGCGATTGTCTACGCGCCGCCTTAAACCGCAGCATCAGACCAGCGGTTCACTATCCGGCAGGTCACCCAGCGAACGCAGATGATCCTCCAACGCCGGGTCAGGCATGATCGCGCCAACGCCAACCAACTTGGAAACATAATCCGCGACCTGCCCAAGTTCCACGCTGGACACCTGACCGTAGGTGAGTTCCGGCATCTTGTCGGTCCGCATCGCGTTTAGTTTCAGCAGGCGCGGGATCGCGTACTGGTTAACAACCTCCGCGATTGTCTTTGCGATCGAATCAACCGCCAGCGTCCACAAATCCACCTTAGCGGTACCCAGCGCAAACGAACCAACACGATCCGAGCCGAGCAGTAGGAAGTCTGAGAGCAGGGACATAGCGATCCGCTGGTCGTAACGTTGGATCACTGCACCCGTATCGAACTGGCGCGCACCACTAGCCGACAGCAACGTCAAATCAAACACTCGATTGCCCTGGTCGTCGTATGCGGCAGGGAACACGATGCCTTCCTGCTCGTTCCGCTTAACGTTCTGCACAATCTCGGTAACGGTTTGCAGTACGGCTTTCTGTGCAGGGTTAGCGGTGTTCATCAGGTACTCAGGCGGCACGTACGCCATCGGCAAGCCAGCGAGGTCACGTTCGATACCTACGGCTTCGATCTCTTCGATGCGGCGCTTGTAGAACCAAGGACGGTATGCGTTACGCAGGAGTGAGTAGCCCTCAGGGTTGTTGCGGTTCGTTGTGGTGCGGAACAGCAGAGCCTTCTCAATCGGGATCCTGTGCAGACCGCCACCGCTGGGATCCATCTGGATCATGCCCTGGATGCCGCCGCGCTCATCAAGCATCCACTCCTGAAGAGTCTCTTGTGCGCGCACGGGCCACTTACGCCAACCAATACGGTGATCCTTGAAACGCGAGTTAGTCTTAGCATCATTCGTCATGCCACCACGGATCTTGTACACGATCTCGTGAAACGACCAACCGTAAACGAGCATTGACAGAATGTTCTGCAACGTGGCATCCCACGAATCGGACATATCATCCAGGCATTCCTGCACGAATGTCGCGGTGCGCTCGTCGTCGCCCTCCACCTTCCATTCAAGGCGGGTAATAACCTTGTCGATCGCGTACAGCATCGCGCCGATAACGGGATCGTTGTCCCGCATCTCGCGGTAAACCTTGAATCCCTTAACGCCCTGAAGGTTCGGCAGAAACTCTTCGTTAATAATGCCACCGGAGCGGCGAAGTCCTGAGGACCCTAGTTCAATGAACTCGTCCCGACCCGAACCTGACTCATCGTTTGGCATCTACGTTCATCCTCTGCGCCGTAAGAAAGATCGCCTGCGCCTCCGTGAAACCCGCCTCACGAAACGCCAAGAATAACTCGTGCAGAGACACGGCAAATGTTCCCAGGGGCGTCAACGCGTGCTGCTGCTTCATCACGTTAGTTTACCGCGTCCCAAAGGGTATCTTGTGCAGCATCCACAACCCTGCCGTTACGCCACAAGCGCCCCGCGACAACGCCGTCATACAAGGATCGGCGCGGCTTAACGAACGTGTCACATTCGGTGACGACTGTGCATCTGCGGCAATAGTCCAGCGCGTAGTGGACAAGTGGCCCATCGACAACATCGAACAACCCCGGGTCAGCGTTACGGCACGCGGCGTTCTCTGCGAGCAAGCCAATCCAGGCTTTCATCGGTGCCGCACCCTTTCAGCCTGAGCCTGCGCGAATGTTCTTCCACCGAGACGCTTCTTGAAGTGCTTGATGTTGTTCTGTGGGATTCCGACCCGTGTGGTGGGAAGAAGAACGGCCAGTAGGTCGGACCTGTGTTGCGACATATACCCAGCGGCGTTAATCGCCTCCTCGTCTGGGAATACGTCAGCGTGGCGGTCTACGTCTGGGTCGATCAAGTGATCTTGCTTGCCGCCCATACTGAAGATCACAAGGAAGTTATCCGGTAAATCAACCGACTTAAGTAGCGTTACTTCTTTGGTATATGCGTAGAACAAGATGTGCGGGTGCAGGTTCGCGATCCCCACCCAGCCCAACATGTAGTCGCGTGAGAAGAAATCACCGGAATCGTGGATGCGTACCGCTTGACCGCCCTCACGGATCCATGTTTGCACACGCGGCGACAAATGCGTTACGTCATCAAGGCCCGGTATCACTCTTGGTATCCCGGTGGGCAGAAACTTGCGTGACGTTAACTCTTCCGCGATTGCTGCGGTCCACAACGGGTCATCACGCACCAACTCTAGGTTCGATAGGTGCTTACCGCGAACCTTCGGGAACAAGTAGGTCCCATTCCTTGCGTAACAGAACTTCGCGCACGCCCCAGCGTTCGGGCAAACATTGAAATGACTACCGTCCGGTAACTCAACAACCCACGCGGGAAGCGTGAAATTCCAAACCCCGTCCGCTTTCATCTCGCGGTTCTGCGTGAGATACGCCATGACCGCATACTGTCACGGGCTACACAGCCTTCAGGTGCGACACGCTGGCATTGACACGCAACTGCTGCTCAACAAGCATATGAATAAGTGCGCGTTCGATCACCAGCGAAACATCCATTAACTCTTCATCGGTCATTTCACCGACACGGTTGATCTGCTTATCAAGGAATTTGGAGAGATCCTTCACAGATCCTCATCCTCATCCTCGTACGCGTACTCCATCTCGTTCGGTGCCGCATCCAACATGCCGTTAATCTTCCAGTACGGCATACCCGCCGCAGCGAACGCGGTGATATCCGGTGTGCCCTCAGTCGTCATGAACTCCGCGACAACAATCCACCCCGTAACCAACGCGGCATTCTCGTAATCAGCGTGCAAATACTGAGTGATCGCAGCGTTCACCGCATCCTCAGGAGAAACCTCGTCAGCCATTCCACACCGCCCTTCCCGCAACACCAAGGATATCCGTTACTGGGGTTCGCCTTCGCAGCACGACTCCTTATGACCACAGTTAACGCAACGCCAGCGTGTACGGACAGGATCGAATCTGTGACCGCATGAACCGCACTCGATTCCCACAGTAACGTTCCTTTATTAGTGTCTAACTTGTTGACTTAGCGTTACGGTGGTAGGGAGGGGTAACGAGAGGGGGATCGCTGCCCCTCCCCACCGTGTAGGGAGCGCTCAACCTACATTTCGCTGGCGGGAACATTCACCGCGACGATGCCTGCGCACGGTGCTGATGGATGCGTCCTTGCCAAACTCTTGTAACGCTTTGACGATCATGGTTCCTGTGACGCGCGGGTTAGCGAAGGCCGCGGTGAGTGCCTTGGCGTCCTCTGCGTCCAGTTCTGCCATGAGATCGCAGATCCCGCAGGATGGTCCCCCGTAACGCGGCTGCTGATTCGCTAACGCTTCGGCGAGACTAGGCTTCGGCATTGGCGCGACCGAACAGCCTACGAAGGATTCTCCCGGCTCCGGGACGCTTACCCATGGCTGCCTCGGTATCCACGGTCTTAGGGTCCTCAGATGCCGCGAGAGCCGCCATGATGCGCTTCACACGCTGGCGCTCGTCCGCGAGATCCAGTCCGTCGATATCATTCTTGCGACCATATGTTACGAACTTGCCGTTACCGTCGATCAGTCCATTGGTCCAATCGAGGTGCCGAAGGAGTCCAGGCTTCGGGTTAATCCCATACTTCAGCATGATCGCTGCGGTTCCCCTGCGCAGACTGTTCAACTGCGCCTGCTTCTTTGCGCCAGTCCAACGCTCGCCGTACGTATGATCAGTTTCGATACCGAGTGCGACCGCGTTCATGCCATCGACAGGAACACCCCAAGTGTTACCGCGCCGCTTCGGGTCGTTGCCTCCGGTGCCTGCATGGTTCGACAAGCCAGCCGCGATCAGATGCCAGGTGCCGGATGCGTGCTTGCCGTTGCAGCCTGAGCAGACCCAGATAGCGCCAGCCGGGGCGATCTCCATGTATTTCATCCACTCTAACGCTCCCGGCGAGTCGCCGCTTGGGGAGGCGTCGTGATGCCAGAGGATGAAATCAAAGGCACGGTATCCCTGCCCATTGAAGCCCACAGTCTTCCAAGTCTTGCCGTTGTATGGGCCGCGCGTGTATTTCTCTTGGATAACAGGGACGCCTGCTTTACGCAGAACCTTGTCCAGATCTTTCAGCCAAACACTCACTTGTTCTCCCTCAGTAGGCTGTTCACAATCGTCTCAACCGTGTCCAGTTTCCCCTTCATGAGTCTCTGCTCACTTTCGACACGAGTGATCTTGTCGCTCAGGCTAGCCCCGCCGTTCGGGAACAACTGGTGTTCGACACGCTGCAAGCGGTCACTAATGGTTCGTCCCTCTTTGTCAACGCCGAGTGTGTCGTCGATGCGTCGCGCGATCTTGTACACGCGGTACGTGAAGATAGCGATAGCGGTAACGGCAGCGACCAACGCTGCGATGCTTACTGCCTGCTCCTGCAAGTTCACGCGCGCCCCTAACGGTATTCAGTTATTGGTAAGTGTTACTCGGGCTTGACAAGGCTGGCGGTTGATGACTTGCGGATCTCTGCCGTAGCGATAGACGACGCGTACGACAGCAGCACCGCGCCGAGGCCAATACCGAGGACGGTTATCCAGTCAACGGCGAAAGCGTTAAGCGCCCCAGCGACACCGAGCGCGAGGATTACCTGCGCGAATGTCTTGATGGCTCGCTCGGTTGCATCCATCCAGAACTCTTTCGTCCAGATCATGACCCCTCCTGGTATCCGTTTGGTTCCAGTGAATAATCCTCGCTGGTGTTAGTCGTATTGTAGAAGAGTTGCTGGTCTGAGCGCAGGCGAACATCTTCATAGGCAGCCCCACCTATGTATGCCGCAACAACGGCACCAATCAAACCAAAGCCGCTTAACGCGAGTGTTTGCGCAAGACTCGTATCATCCCAACGGACCGCAACATAGATAACGATTGCGGCTCCGAAGAGCATGGACCCAAATACAGCGCGGCGACGCAACTTCCAAGAGGGTTTCGCGTTAGCCAATGAAACTCCTGAATGTCGCACCACGGAACAAGTCTTTAGTCCTCTAGGATACCGGATATGGAAGGAGCGAAACGTAAGAAGATGGAGCGAATCGAAGAGGGGACAAGCGATATCGCTGATCGCTTTCCATTCCGACACTCATTGGATACAGGTGATCGCGGCGCACTTGTTCTGTGGGCGCAAAGCAAACTTGCCGAACGTGGGTATTACACGGGACCGCTTGATGGTCGCTACGACCTAGAAGTTTCCAAAGCGGTAAGAGGATTCCAAGCGAACGAGGGGCTTAACGTGACTGGTGTTATTGACCGCAAGACTTGGAACGCGCTGTGAGCGTGAGCATCGTCGCAGTAGCCTATGGTAAGACATACCGCGCCTTCCTGCCAAGATGGGCAAGAGCCGTTAGCGCACTAGAGGAAACGCCAGCGAAGATCGTTGTCGTTACCGACGACATACCGGATTGCGTGAAGCGCCTAGGCGCTGCGGCATTACGCCCCATCACATTCGTTCCAGCACAGGGCACATTCAGCCGCCACCCTCAGTACCTCATCAACGAGGCAATAGCGGTAACGGATAGCGAATGGGTGTGCAAGATGGATATCGACGACCTAATCTTTCCTCATGCGCTTAACGGACTGAAGTATGTTGATGCTGACGTATTCATGTTCGGGCTGCAACTGCATGAACGTAAGATGCCAGCCCATCACGTTACCCGAGCCGACATACTTAAATCAGAACACAATCTTGTATTCTCAGGGTCACCGTTCCGGCGATGGGTATGGGAAGCGTCACCGTACCGAGATATGATCTGCGAGGACTGGGCGTTCTGGGTTGATGCAGCCAAGAACGGTGCCCGATTTATCGCTTCACCAAACATCGACTACGAATACGTTATTCATGGGGATAACATCACGCTACACACGGATATGGAAGTTGCCGAGAACAACGTTAGGGGAATGAAGTGAAGATCGGAGTCACAGGCGGCGGTGGATTTATCGGCGGATACATTGTCGAAGAGATCCAGGCACGCGGTCACGACGCGCTTGTGCTTGACCACAAGGGGCGCGGCGATAACTCTATGCTCGGTGATGTGCGTGATGCGACCATCGTGCAGGAACTCGCGGCACACGTTGATGGAATCATTCACATGGCTGCCGTCCTCGGCACCGTAGAAACAATCGACAATCCGCTTCCCGCAGCAGAAACGAACATCATCGGAACGCTTAACGTATTCGAGTCTGCCGCGCGTTATGACCTGCCTGTTGTATTTGCTGCGGTCGGTAACGCGAACATCGCTCGCGGAACCTATTGCATTACGAAGTCGGCGGCAGAGGCATTCGTGAATATGTACCGCGAGGACCGTGGCCTCAGAGTGACCAGTGTGCGCCCTATGAATGCTTATGGCCCTCGCCAGTCAACGCCAGCCCCATACGGAAGCAGCAAGGTCCGCAAGATTGTGCCCTCGTTCGTATGCTCTGCGCTTGCTGGTGACCCCATGCGCCTCTATGGTGGCGGGACACAGATCAGCGATAGCGTATTTGTTGCTGACGTTGCCAAGGTGTTCGTGCAGGCACTAGAGAAGGCTAACGAGGGAATCGTTCCCAACCATCCCGTCGATGTCGGTAATGCTGAGCCAACTACCGTTATCCGGGTTGCTGAAGAAGTGCAGCGTAATGTTTACGGTGCAGTGATTGAAGCGGTGCCTATGCGTAAAGGCGAGCCGCACGGTGGTCCCATCGCAACGGAGTACGACCTGCGCAAGATTATTGACGCGGTAATGATCGCTAATCCTGGTTTGCGACCTGTCGATGTGCGCCGAACGGTTCGCCAGTTGGGTACCGTCGTATCCGCTGATGTTACAACCCTGCACGCTATCGGCATGAATCACACGGATTTCGTACCGCTCTCCGAAGGCATCACTCGGACAGTTGATTGGTACCGCGAGAACGAGGGCGTGGTGTGGCGACGCCCCAACTGATCCATCGAATATGGTTTGGTCCTCGCGAAATGCCTCAGGCATACCGCGAATACGGTAATGCCTGGCGCGACTTGAATCCGGGCTGGAAGGTCATTGAGTGGGATTACAGCAATCGTCCTCCGCTTATCAACGAGTCATTATTTCTTAACTGCGGAACGGAATGGACTCCCATCGCGGGTGCCGCTAAGACAACCAGCATCACCCAAGTGGCGCAAGCAGACTTGTTGGGTTACGAACTGCTGTATCGTTACGGCGGTTTGTATGTGAATACCGATATGGAACCGTTGCGCCCGATCCCTGACGAGTTCACGCAGATGGATGTTCTGCTTGCGAATGAGATTGACGATTGGCTGATC